TTTTAATCCTGTTGCTTTTTCCATACCTGGCTGACATTTAAGTAATAACGTTTCCATAGCCATATTAGCATATTGAGAATAGGTATTTGGAATCTGTTCGTTTTCTCCTTCATAATATCCAATGATAGTTTCAAATGGTGAAAAGTATCTTGCTTGTCTACAAGTATCATAAACTTGCTTTTGCATTAAAAAATAATTTGCAACAAAAGCTGCCAGATCTTTTGATATAGCTTGTCTAATTACTGTATACTTTTTCTTTTTAAACATCTTTAGCCATCTCTTTTGGTATTGCTTGTATGTTCCAGTGTATAAATCTAAATGGCTCAATACCAAAATCTACTGCATATTCGTGTTCTAAATATCCTGGAAATATAATTAATGTTCCTGGTTTTGGTTTGATATGAAATTGTTCGTGACCTGGCCACACACCTTTTAAGTCTGGTTTCATTTTTAATTTTGTACATCTTGCACCTGTCTTTGGTTCGTGAAATATTGGATAAGAAGTTTTATCACTACATTTTAAAAAATAAAATCCTGATACGTGTTGATTCCAATGTATGTGTGCAGAATGATGACCACCACCTTTTTTAGCAAACTCTTGTACCCATAACTCACTAAACATAGTTGTGTATTGTTGCATATCATAACCCTGATGGTCTAGATACTCCCAAGATTTTTGACCAATATAATTTCTAAAATCTAAAAAATCATTATCAGCTGTAAGTGGTGTTGAGTGATATGATCTTCCAAAATCACCGTGTTTTTTTATAAATTCTTTTTCTCTTTTACGAGCATCACTAATATATTTATTACTTGCTTTGTTTAACGATTTAACAAACTCTGGTTTTTCCTCGCTCCATATTACAGTTGGAAAATAACTATTTATAAACATTTAAATAAAACTCACCCAACCTGTTATCATATATTTATTTTCATTTGGTGCATTTATACCTTGATGTAAATGCGTCCAATAAGCAGGCCAAATATATAAATCTCCTGCTAAAGGTTTTGCAGTAAATTTTTGAAATATAAATTTTGTTCCTCCGCCTTTTTTAATATCATTTAAAAAAATCATAAAAGCAAAAACTCTTTTTAAATTATTTTTGTTTCCATCATTTTCACAATGTATAAAATTATAATAATTATTTGGTTCATATTTCATAAGTCGCATAAATTTATTAAGTTGCCATTTATAAATATGTTTATCTACATAATTATATTTTTTTTTAAAATTATCTATACTTTTATAAAGGGTTTTTCCTAAACCAAAAAAATCTTTAGACTCGTTAATTTCTATACGAATTTCTAAATTATTTATTTTTTTTTCTCCAGCAGCTCCTGGAGTTGCTAAATGTGAATTATCTTCAAACCATTTAATTAATTTATTGCAAGAATTTTTTGAATAAGCTTTTGATATTTTATGAATAAATTCCATTTTATTTAAAAGGTTTTCCTATATGCCATACCACAAGACTATATCTTGTGCCAGCGGTTACTGGTTTAACTCTATGCCACACAAAACTAGGAAATACAATAATAGATCCTTTTGGTAATATCTCTTTACATTGCACTCTGTGTTTTGATTCGTCTCTCATATGTGGATCATAGTTTCTAAAATCAAATTCTAATTCACCACCTTTATATTCCGATCCATCTGTTAATTGACAAGTCATAGATAATTTTCTAATTTTACCGTGATCTGGTGTATTTGGTTTATCATAAGGTTTATCCCAACTATCACAATGCCAATCATAGTATTGGTTTAATTTATATTTTGTAAACTGACAAGATTCAGATCTTTCCCAATCAAAATTCCAACCTGCATTTTTATTAGCCGTATGTACATATGGATGTAATTCTTTATATATCCAAGTATCATTTAGCCAGACTAAATCAGAATTTCTTTTTCTTTTTAAATCTAATACTTCTTGCTTGTTTAATTTTCTATCACCATAGCCACCAGTTCTAGCCATAACTTCTTTCTGTGATTTAGCATATTCTATTACATCATCACAAAATTTAGGTGTCAATACACCAGTAAAATACCAATAATAATTAGATATATTCATATGTTATAGTTTGTACAAAATTTAAACTATCCTTTTGATTATTGGTTAGGTAATACATATTTGTTGATGGAAACATTATAAATCTGTTGTTTAAAAGTGGTATGTCCCAACTTCTACCCTTACGCCTGTTATCTTCGTAATGTATTCGAACCATACAATTTTTAACTTTCACACCATATAACAAAGTATAATCTGGTGAGTTTCGTAAATCTACTGGATCAATATTAAGTAATGGAATTGTAATTTCTTGAGGTTTGTATATGTTACCCCACGTTTCTTTGTTAATTAAAGTAAACCCATATTCTAAATTTATATGATCTCTCATATAAGTGTTCAACATATCGAATGTTCGTGAGAATGGAAAATTTTTGTTTTGAATTATTGATTGTAAAATATCACCTGATAATTTATCTCGGTCAATATCCCAATCTTTGGGCATTGCCACATCACCATAATATAATGCTATTTCAGATAATACTTTCTTTTGCATACCACCACCATTTTTAATTTATGCGTTGCCGTCTGTCAAGTCCCAAGATTGATTAGCTTCATTCCAAACATAATACCATTTATGAGTAGCTGGTGCTGTAACATTTCCTTCAGCATCTGTTGTAGGTTGATTTTGTGCTTCTTGTTCTGCTGTTAATGCAGGAGCATCACCAATTGGTGAATCCCAAGCTGCAGTTGTAGTATTTTTCACCCAAGAAGCATAAGGTTTTTTAGGCCAAAAAATTTGATTATCTTCGTCCCATTCATAACCTATACCTGCATAATTTCCTCTAAATGCTTTTGAGTCATCACCTGACGAATGTTTGTTGCCTGATGTATTGTAAGATGTTTGAATCCACATTTGTGCAGGCCAGTTGTTATGTGTTTCTAACCACTGTTGACCTACTGATTCATCCTCAACACCATCAGCGTTTAACATTTTATCGTTATCCATAGTTAACACTTGGATTACTTTTCCGTTAGCTCCTAGTTTTGCAAAATGTGCCATAATGTTTCTCCTTATATATTAATTTTTAAGTTCAGTAAATACATATTAATTTTGAAATTTGTATCTAATAATTACGATTCCTGAACCTCCTGCTGCTCCCGGTTGATTACAAGCGTGGCCTGAACCAGCACCGCCTCCACCACCACCAGTATTTGCAGTTCCTGCAGCTGCAGCTCTTGTTCCTGGAGATGCTGGAGCAGCAGCTCCATTACCTCCACCACCGGTTCCACCATCTCCGGATCCATATCCGTGTGGTCCACACCCACCTTTAAATATACCACCTCCGCCACCTCCAGCTCTTGCTGTTGGTGTTCCATTAATACTTGAAGTTGTCCCTGCTCCACCGTCTCCAGCGTTTCCACCTAAATTAGGAGAAGTAGGTGCAGAAGGAGGGTTAGGATCTGGAGATGCTCCTCCAGCACCACCTCCACCAACTCCACCATAATAATTACTAGTGTTACCATTAGCAGTTGCTAATCCACTTGGTTGACCCTGTGGTGGAGTTACGGATGGTGTATTACCCGAAGCTCTATCAGTAAGTTCATTTGAAGCAGGCCCACCACCTGAACCACCATCATTACCATTACCACTAGGTCCTGTTCCACCTCCACCACCACCTGCAGATGTGATTGTTGAAAAACTTGAACTACTACCAGCTGTGCCTTGACCTGAACTATTAGGATTAGGTCTTGCTGCTCCTCCACCACCCACTGTAATAGGAAAAGGTGAAGCTCCTACAGTTATTGCTGCTGCGGGAGCTGCTCCTAAAGGTGACGCAGTATAACAAGTAAGTGATCCAGGAGATTCTCTATATCCTCCTGCTCCACCACCGCCACCACCATATCCATTATTTTGATCTCCACCACCGCCACCACCACCAGCTATGACCATGTAATCTACTGCCTCTGATCCTGCTGAATTACCTGTAGAAGACACACAAAAAGTCCCTGGTCCTGTAAATGTGTGAACTTTAAAATCTCCAACAGTTGTTACAGTTCCTCCTGTAGCTGAAATATAAAGAGGAATAGCTGCGTTTGATTGTAAGCCATCATCGGTTACTAACCAACCTCGTGTTGAATCTATAAAAACTAATGTTACTGCAAGTCCTTCTGTATTTAAAATAGCACTTGCAGCTTGACCACCAATCTTATCAGAGCCATTGGGTGCTAGTGTACAGGCGTTTGTGTCCCAAGTATTTCTGTAATCTTTAACTGCAACCACAGCTCCTGCACTTCCTGCAGGTAAATTAACTGTTACTGCTCCACCATTTGTATCTACAAAATATCCTTCGCCAGCAACTGCTGTAAAAGTTGTTGTTTTAACTGTTGTTGTCCAAGACGCTGCACCCGTTGCACCAAAGTTTGTCGCCGTTCCTTGGTTATTAATTGTTGCACCACTAGGAATTGTGAACGTATCACCACTATCACCTAGGGTTACTGTTGTTCCGGATCGTGGACTAATTTTATTTACTTTTATTTCACTCATAATTTACCTATTGAAATTTGTACCTTATTATAACAATTCCTGAACCGCCTGTACCACCATTTGTTTCAGTTCCACATAATGGTCCAGCTCCAGCTCCACCACCAGTATTTGCTGTCCCTGAACTCCCAGATGTTGTTGGTGAATTTGATACTCCACCACCAAAAGGAGCTCCTGTTGGATTTGCATTACCATAAGAACCTGTTGAAGAATTTCCGGATCCTCCTCCGCCTCTACCTACAGGAGATCCTGTTATAGAAGATGCTATTCCTGCTCCACCAAAACCTCCAGAGGTTCCGTCTGTTGTTGCTGGATTAGAAGCTCCACCAGCTCCGCCTCCACCTGCATTTTGATCTGGATTAGATGAAGCGCCTGCTGGATTACCTTGTGGGGGACTAACAGGTGGTGTATTTCCAGTTCCTGCAGAACCAGTTAAAGTAGTATTTGATTTTGCACCACCACCTGAACCTCCATTTCCACCTGGATAATGTGTTGGAAAACAACCTGAAGAATTTCCACCACCTTTACCACCACCTGCTGATGTAATAGTTGATGAACCTGCAAATACTGAATTTGAACCATTAGTAGCACTAGTATCTGGTGAAATAGTTCCTCCTGTTCCACCACCACCCACTGTTATTGGATAACCTGTTGCTGTTACTGGTAAAGCCGCAGCACCTAATGGTATTAACGGAAAAGGGGCAGTTGTATAACAACCACTTGCTGTTCCACTAGAAAATCTATAACCACCTGCTCCACCACCACCTCCGTACCAACGACCACCTCCACCACCGCCTGCTACTACTAAATAATCTACTGTGTTTGATCCTGCAGAATTACCTACAGCAGATACACAAAATGTCCCTGGTCCTGTAAATGTATGAACTTTAAAATTAGTACAAACTGTTGTAACAGTTCCGCCTGTTGCAGCTATAAAAGTAGGTTTAGGTAAATCAGCATCTGTAGCTGCTTCTACCGCTAGCCAACCTTTTGTTGAATCAGCATAAACTAATGTTAATGCTTGTCCTTCAACACTTATAGATGCATCTTTTGCTTCACCTGAAATATTTGAACCATTTCTGGCTATGTTTAATCTATTTGTGTCAAAAGTATTTGCATAATCTTTTAATGCTACAATGGCTCCTGCACTTGGTGAAGATGGAAGTGTCATTGTAATTGTTCCTGATGAAGTATCTATAAAATAACCTTCACCTGATGCTGCTGTAAAATCACCAGTTTTAATAGTTGTTTGCCAATCTACTGCACCTGCCCGACCCATACCAGTAGTAGATGCACCAGAAGCTATTGCTACTGTTTTTCCAGATTCACCTAATGTTAATGTAGATCCTGATTCTGTTGTTATTGTATTTACTTTAATTGTACTTGTCATTATTGAAATTTGTACCTTATTATTACTATTCCTGAACCACCATTTTCACCTTTTCCACTAGCTAGAGGAGCAGATCCTTTTTGAGCTCCACCACCACCTCCACTACCGGTATTAGTTGTTCCAGCTACGGCAGGAGCACAAGATCCTCCATCAGTTCCATCTTGAGCACCACATCCTCCACCACCAGATCCACCAGCTCCTCTTAAAGGAGGGTTTGCATTATTAGATCCACCACCGCCACCACCTGCTCTTGTGACTGAAGATCCTGTGATTGAAGTTGCTACACCTGCTCCACCAGCTCCAGCAGCACCACAAGAACCTGGTCCAACACTATCATTTGGAGAACCATTACCACCCACTGCGCTAGCTCCACCTCCGCCACCAGCAGCAGAGCCACTACTTCCACCAGATCCTCCACCGTTTTGTCCTTGTGCAGGACTGGTTGAGGGAGTATTACCAGCTCCTCCTACATTTGAAGGGCCTGAATCTCTAGCTGCACCTCCACCTGATCCACCTGCTAGTCCTGCTCTTGAAGTAGGAGTTTGAGTAGGTTGCATTCTGCCTCCACCGCCACCACCTCCAGCAGATGATATTGTTGAAAAAGTTGATGCGCTTCCTGGATTACCAACCACTCCTTCATTACATCCAGAAGGAGCGCACGTTCCAGTTCCTCCCGCACCAACTGTAATTGGAAAAGCGGTTGCTGTAACTGTCACTCTGTTTGGTGAGCTTGGATAACCGTCTAAAGGACTAGCAGTGTATGGAGTTATTGGACTTTTGACTTCTCTAAAACCTCCAGCTCCGCCACCGCCGCCTCCCATAGTTCCACCACTACCACCACCACCCACGACTGTGTAAGATACCACATTATTTGCTGCACACCCTGCAACAGATGATACGGTAAAAGTACCTGGACCTGTAAATGTGTGTATTTTACAATTACCACAAGTAGTTTCAGTTCCACCTGTAGCTATTATTAAATCGATCCCACCTTGTGTAAATTCATTTTCGTGAACAGTTTTCCAACCAACTGTTGAATCTACATAAACGAATGTTAAACCCTGACCTTCTGTGCTTACTATTAAACTACCATCAGCAGTACCACCATTAATTTTTTGTCCACTTGCTGGATTTATTGTAAAATTATTGTTGTCAAAAGTTTTATTATAATCTTGTATTGAGACTATCGATCCCGCTGAACCAGATGGCATAGTCATTGTTATACCCCCTGATGTAGTGTCAACAAAATAACCCTCACCATTTGCTGCAGTAAAATCTCCTGTTTTAGGGGTTGTCTGCCAATTAACTGTTCCTGTTCTACCAAATCCTGATTGACTAGCACCACTTCCTAAAGTTACCGTATCACCAGATTCACCTAGTGTTAATGTAGTTCCGCATTGTGGTGCAACTGTATTTACTTCTATCTTACTCATTATATTATTACCAATGTCCCTGTTACTGTTATTGTTTGTGTAAAGGTAACAGGACCTGCTAATACTGCA